GAAGCGTATTGTAGGTGGTATGTCGGCAAGAGGTATAGAATCTTTGGAATGCAAGTAGGTTGTGGTGTAGACGCTAAATCTTATGCTGCTGCTTATGCTAAAAACTTTAAAAGACAAGCGATAGGTTGTGCAGTAGTTCTTAATAATGGTACATTACCTATTAACCTTTTAATGCCTTTATAATGAAACCTGAACATCAATTACCTATTATTTTATTATATATGCTAATAATAGTATTAGTTATATACTTATCCTTATAAATCTTAATTAACATACTAATTGTTAATAACTTTTAAACATTTTTTGTAAAAAGAAGTGTTAATTACTGCTTTTATTATATATTTGCAGTATGAAAACATTAAAAAAACAAATTATGAGAACAACTTTTGAAAATCCAGCGTACCGAATGAAAACGGCAGCTAATAAGCAAGAAGCTATTATATCTATATTAGATGTAATGACAGAAAATCCTTTATGGTTATTAAAATGTACTAGCAAAGAATTTGTTGTAGTATATAGATTACACAAAACAGATAGTAGAGAACAATGGTTAAACGCTATGTCGTTTAAAGATGTTAAAAAACTGTATCAAGAAATTTATGTACAGTATGATAAAGCAGTACCAACTAATTTAATATTTTAATTATGTTTACAGATAAACAATATATAAAGGCACTATACCAAGAATGTGATGATCCTACACAATATGATGGTGAAGATAATGTATATGTATACCATTGTGTTATATGTGGCGAAACTGAATGTGATTGTGAAGAAGAATGGGGTACAGTTAGTAACTGTTGTGAAAAACCTATGGAAAATAATAGGTGTTCATATTGTGGTGAAAATTGCATATCTTCGTACCAAGAAGCATTAGATATGTGTGGTGTAATAGTTACAAAATAATATATGAACGGAGTTGATCTAATTAATTATTAACCGAGCAGTTATACTTTGACAAGATCGTTTCTCCGTTCATTTTTTAAAAGGTTAAAAGCTAATACCTTTAAATTAGCTAAATATTAAATATGAAACAATGATAAAAAAAAGTAAAGTAACAAACGTACAAGGTGGTGGCACTTGGTCGCCAAATAACAATCCTGATAAAATCTTTTACGGTTTTGAAGTAGAAATGGAAAATGGTGATATAGGTCAATATTCATCAATAAAAAAAGAGCAGGATAAATTTGTAGTAGGTCAAGAAGTTGAATATGAATTTATAGACGGTAGATTTCCTAAAGTAAAGCCTGTATATCAAAAGCCACAATCTTTTGGTGGTGGGAGCAAAGATGATCCTAATAGACAAATAAAAATAGATAAATGGGCAGGATTAACAAGGTCAATGGCTTGGTTTACGCTGATGGGTATAAAACCAGAATCAGATGAACAAATATATGCAAAAGCACAAGAATGGATAGATTGGGTAAATGATGAACCTAAACAAACATCTGTTAAAACACATTTTGAAAATATGGAAAAAAACATTAATGATTTACCATTTTAATTATGAATGAAAAAGAAAAATTTGAGGAAATATGCAAAGTTACAACTGATGTTTTAGGTTTGCCTGAAGATTGTTTAGGTAAACGTGCTAGAACACATAACATAACTTTAGCTAGACAAATAGCTGGTTATATTGGTAGAAAATATAAAATAGATAGAAATATAATAGCTAGTGCATTTAATAAAAACAGAACCTGCTCATACTTTTACGAAAGAGAACATGAAGGTAAAGCTAAATTTGATTACGAATATGCTGAAAACTTTGCAAAAGTTTTAGGAAAATACCAAGAAATGAAAGGTAATAATAAAATTTTTACAGAAAAAGTTATGTTAGATCGACACTTAAAAAAAGCAGGTTTAAAAAACGCTACAAAAAAAGATGTTATATTTACAATCAAAAGTGGTAATGTAAAAACTGAATTATTTTCAAATTATAGAAAGTTTAGTGAAGATTATGAAAATATTAAAAACTGCTTAGAATTATATCAAATAACAGTTAAATGGGAGTTTATATGAATAAACCTAGTTACTATGCGAACATTCCAGCTAATGTAAGGTACTCTAACTTAAAACCTAATGCAAAACTTTTATATGGTGAAATAACTGCACTAAGTAATAAGTTAGGGTACTGCTTCGCAAGTAATAGCTATTTTGCTGAACTATATGGAGTTAGTAAAAATACAGTATCAAGATGGATAGGTGATCTTACTAAATTAGGATTTATTACTGTTCAAATAGAACGTAATTCTAATAACCAAATAACAAAA